GATTTGCTGTGGAGGGAGAAAGTCGTTCTGGGCGCCCGTGTCGACGGGGCCGTTACCCACGAGGATGAAGATTGAGCTTTGTTTGAACAGAACGAGCTTGTCGTCGAGCACGGCAAACGCCCTGATGCCGCCGCCGCCGGAGTCTGCCCCGAGCGTCAACGCGTCGCTGAATGCCACACCCTCGTCACGCACAAACTCCTTGGAGTAGCGTAGGTCGGACGAGCTTTCGAGGCCCGCAGCGAACAGTCTATTCTTGTAGGCGATGACCACGTCACACGCGGACACGGGCGTGTTCTCCAGAACCCCTCCAGTTGTGTATAGGAGTGGCCTAGACGTAATCGAGGCGTCCACCAGCAGGTCCACAAAGGCAATCGTGTCGACCGTCGTGTCATTGTACAACGGAGCCGTGTCAGAGCTCACTTTGTAAAAAAGTGAGCCTCCGGCTGTCGTGCGGTAGACGGCGGCGACTACCTCCGACCTCGCAGGAGCTTTCTTCGCTGTGTAGCGCAGGGTCGGAATCGTCACGGTCACCGAGTCGTTAGAGCCCGTAAGGGTTATCGCTTTGGGAATGCTTGGCGCTGAACGGTGAATCTGCCCCTTGGCATCAATCCACTCCCAGACGACAACGTGCTGGTACGTTCCGTTGGCGATGGCCCCGGTGGTTCCCGCAGCCGACGTCACGCTCTCGGGGTAGAGATGGTAGCCGTGCTCTGTGACTGATTCTCCATCGAACATCTTCAAGAACCCGCCAGGTATGTGGAGGTTCTGGCCAAGCTGCTCGGAGACGCCAATCGACGCCGCCGCATGGTTGATTCTGAGCTGATTCACGCCGCGCAGGGAGAATGTCGAGACATTGCCTGCGACGACGCGGGTCTTCCTCAGCCCCGACACACCAATCGTGGAGTCGTCCAGGTACCAACTTCCGGGGAGCTGCGACGCTCGCGTCGTGTGCCCACCCGCGACGGTCGAGAGCATCTTGGCCTGGATTATGGAGTCAGAAGAGCTACCACCCCAGTTGTTGCCCCAGTCAAAACCCCAGCCGGTCGCTCGGAGGCCAGCGGCATCAGACAGCGAGAAGTAGGTGTCCTGGAGCCCCTCCGCCGAGGCGTAAGACACTAGCACCTTCGTCGAGCCGTCGTTTCGGTACGCCTTCGAGGCCAGCCCTGCCGCGCGCTGGAACACTGTCGGCGTCGAGAAGGTGTTGTCTGTTACGGCAACACGGCAACGCTGCACGTAGTGGTTCACGTCCGCTGCTGCATCGCGCTCATAGAACAGCTCAAGAGCGTTCAGCGTGGTCAGCTCGTTAACGTACGCGAGGGCTGTGATGTTTCGTACTGCGAGCGACGTGGACGCGTCGATGACAATGCCGGCCTTGTAGGTTGTGAAGTCATCGTAGAAGCCACGGGTCTTCACACCAGCCGAGGTGTTGTACCAGGCGACGTGAAACGTGTCTTTCTGGCCGGCGCGTACGCCCATACACACTGCGAGACACCCGTCTGGGTTTTCGTCTGTGATGGCCGTTGGTCCTGGAACACCGTCTGCAACCCCGCCGACCTGACCCGTGAGCAGGACGATGGCTAGCTTGAGCTGGGCCGACGTATTTCGGTAGGCGACGACCATGCGGCTTGCGCCCAGGAGGGCGACATCGAAGAAGGGTGTGGTCGTGTTGATGTCCGCTGCTATGACATTCTCCGGCGAGAACGCCGAGGGCGCTAACGTGTCGAGCCGCCTGCAAATGAGCCTCTCGGTCACCGTGTCGTAGTAGAAGACGAACTGGAATTGGCCGATGGCAAAGCACCGTGGTCTGATGCCATTCGCGTTGAGCCTGATGTCCTGCAATATACGAGCGCCGGACTGCTGGTCGAGCACAAGGGCCCGCACCCCACCCCGCGAGTCTTCCCACGCGTACGTCGCGGTGTTCCCCGAGTAGCAGAAGTCAGCCGACGTCTGCTCGTACGAGTTGGTAACCACGTTCGTCGTCTGCACGCTGGTTGTTGGGCAAGGTCCGCGGTTCGCCCATTGTTGCGCTGCGAGCCCGTAGGTGTAAAGGCTGCGCCGGTCGACCAGGCAAAGCTCGCTGTTATATGCCATCAACTTGAGCGCGCTGGAAATGTCCGCACCTCCCAAGACTGAGAGCCCAAGCGTCGTGAAGCCGTTCCGTTTGCGAATCTCGCCTGTCCGAAGCATCGTCGCGTTCTCCATGTGGAGGAGCGAGCCTTGTAGCTGTTTCGGGTCGGCTTTGGAGTTGATGCCAAAGCCAAAGACGAGCGGGATTGTCTGTTTTTGGAGGACCATTTAGCACCCCACCGCGAGTGCAATTGGCGCGCCGGTCTGGGCCTCGAGCGCCCGCCGCTGTGCTAGGACCCAGTCAGCTCCAAGCTTTACTTCGCACTGCTTCCAGTTGGCGATTTCTCTGACTGCGCCGTCCGCGAAGAACAGCACCATTTTGTCTTGGGGGACGTCACACTGGTGACCTATGACTTTGTGGGAGTGCCAGAAGAATCGACGGCGGTAAGTGAAGACGTAAGTCATTGTGCTGCCCTTTTTCGTGACGGGGTGTCCACGTACGCCCTCAGCAGGAGGGCCTGTGTTACTTCACACGCATCACGAAGCGAGCGGAGATGTACTTAGGCAGGACCGAGAACGACGTGCCGCTACCCGTCCCGCCCGTGTTGCCTGTCATGTTGGTTACTGCGCCCGCGAATCCCACGGAAGCTGAGGAGGAGTTCCCCCCCGATTGCGCGGCTGTAGAGGAGTTATTAATCGCCCCGCCTGTGTACCAAGTCCGTGGCTGGGCATTGTAGGACGCGACCTGCGTGAAGGTTCCGGTGCCTCCTGAGTTGAGAAGCACGTCTAGCAGCATTTGCTCGATGCTGGTTCCCGATGTCGTCCAAGAGAGCTGCGCAGAGACCGGCTCTCTTGGCGCCCAGTAGTTGGTCGTGCCGTTGGGGTGATGGCTCATTTGGTGAACGTGCGCCATGTCGTGAGTATGGCTGTTTGCCGCGAACGTAGTCGTACCAGTGAGCCCGAACGTATTAGCGTGGCCGTGGTCCATATTGTGAACGTGCGAAGGTAGGTTCGTCGTCGCGAGCGTTATATTCGCGTTGGACCCTGCTGCTGTGCCGCTGGTCGCGTTGCCTCGCAGGAAGGCGTCGTCATTAATGTTCGGGATAACCGTGCCGTTCATTGGGCTAGTGGCGTCCGCGATGGTCTGGCCTGCGCACTGCACGAAGCCATTTGCATCCGCTACGGTTGTGGCCGAGCAGGAGTAAGCTCCAACAAGGTGTGGCATGGTGGCAATGACTGCGCCCAGTGGGAGTATACCGCGTCCTGATGTGGAGCCCGTGAACGCTACGTTGTTGCTGAAGGTTGCAGCGCCGCTGTGGGTAGCCGTGCCGCTGTAGGTGTTAGCGCCCGAGAACGTCAGCGCCTTCGTTATGGTGCTCGGCAGGCTCACCTGGTGCGTGGCCGCCGCCGAGCTGACGGTGACCTCACCCGACGTGCCAGTAATGGTGCGGAACGTTGCCTGCCCCGTGACGTCAAATGACAAGACCGTGTCGGCTGCGGGGGATATGACGGGCAAGGTGAGCGCATAGGCGACAGTGGCATTCGACGCCTTGATGGTCACAGACTGAGAGCCAGATGCCTTGTTCTGGATGCTCAGGTCACCCACCAGAAGCTCCGCTGTCTCGCCGGAGCCGCGCAGGAAGACAAACGTCTTGAGCAGGTCACTATAGTTGACACTCGCGGTAATCCCCGGCTGACCGTAGTCGCCGCCAATGGTTCCGACGCTGGCGATGTTTATGCCGCCGCCTGACGTAATCTGAACACCCGTGCCTGCCGCGTTTCGCCACCACAGGTCGCCGTTCACATTCACCACGCAGCCGATGTCGCTGGCGTTCGAAGGAACCGCGCCTTGGTCTTGGAGCCTAGCCGTCTTGAGGCCCGTCGCGGAGTTGTTGTTGAAAAGGAGGTCTGCGATGATGTTCAAACCGGCTGGGGTGACCCGCGCACCGTTACCTGAAGAGTGGTCGTGGGCATCTACCTCGTCGAAGGCGACGTTCACCTTGGTTGCCCACGTGGGACCTGGTGTGGTGGACGGGACCGGAAGGTCGAGGCTCATGTTCGGCGTGGTCATCGAGGCTCCTCAAAAGACGTAGATTGTGATGGTTGCAGACGCGCTCGCCACCAAGGCAAGAAGCCGAGTCGGCGCTGGGTTTGTCGAGCCACGCCAAACGGAGATGTCTGCCCTCACGTCCGTGACGAAGAAGCCGAGTGGCTCGCGACCGAGGCCATGCTCGATGAAGGCGGGCGTGGTGGAGACCTCTATGTTTCTCACCAGGCGCCCGTCGAGAAGAGGGCTCGCGATAGACTGGAAGGACTCAGCGACGGCGTCCTGCACGCGCATGAGGGCCTGGTCACTTGTTTGGATTTTGCGAAACGGCCTTACGCCCACCAGGCACCTCGACCCTGTGGCACGATGACCTCTGGACCTCCGGCGTCGCGTGACTTCGCCATGTCTTCGATGCGTTTCAGCAAGGCCGCTTTCTGCCGCTCGAGCTGAGTTGTCGAGGACTCCTCCTTCTGAAGGGCCTTTATGGCTGCGTCCACCACGACGTAGTCACTCCAGCGGTTCTGGTCGTCGAAGATGTCGGCGTCGAGGGTGAGGGCGGGCATTAGGGGGATGTACCAGACTCGGTAGGTGCCCTGGCACTGGTCGGCGGGTGTGAGCTTGGCGACTCCGCCCTGCACCCTATAGCGGACGCCAGAGTCGTCATAAGCCAGACTGCCCACCCGGTCGTTACGCTCTGCAAACGAGAATGGGTCAATCGAAACCCAACGGGCGCCGACGTTTCGGTCAACACCCCTGAGCTTGTAGAAGTCTGTCGGGAGCGTAATGGAATCTTGCCCGCTGGCGACCACTGTGTCTGCCGTCACGGAGACGTAATAGTCCTGAAACGAGGCGACAAGGATGTCGTAGAGTTCCGCTGCGGAGTCCTGCACGAACTGCGCGAACTCGGCGTCGGCCACGAACTGGCTTCCGTCCATGTCTGCCCTCGAACGGGCTCGTGCCTTGAGCTGGCCGAAAGTGGCAGTCATGGTGTTACCTCAGCATTGTTCGATGAATGATTTCAGAGCCTGCGCAAGTCCCGCAGCGTCGCGTGCTCGGACTGCCTCGAGGATTTCCTCGGCGGCGGCTTCCAAGCCTGCGTCTTCCTCGGGCTCGCCTTCAGGCGCGCCTTCGCGCTCGGGCTTCTTCTTGCTGATTTGGACCAGGATGTCTTTCACCATGGCGTCTTTATGTTTAAACATGATTTAACCCCTTAGACGCTAGAGTTGGAGAGCGTGAGTTCAATCAGGATTACGGCTGCGTCGATGACTTCGGCATCAGCGCCCGTGTCAGTGCGGCAGAGTTGCACCTCCAGGGCGGGGGCAGCGCCCGACACTGCCACGTTGCGCAGAATCGCTTGCACGCCGTTTGCCGTTGCGTAAGCCGCGTCAGCCGCGC